CTGAACCTCTGGAAGACCTTTTCAGATTTACCATTGAAACCTTCCGCAAGGCAGCGGGTAGAAAGCTCACTACCGTCGAATGCCACGATATCGTATGCAAAATTGCTGAAATCGTAGTTGTCGGTGGGGTTCGTCGCTCTGCTCTAATTTCACTCTCGTCCCTTGACGATGATCGTATGCGTATGGCAAAGAGCGGTGCATGGTGGGAGAATAATGCCCAACGAGCACTAGCAAATAACTCAGCCTGCTACAAGGAAAAGCCAGACATGGCTACCTTCATGGATGAATGGGTTTCACTCTACAAGAGCAAGAGCGGAGAGCGTGGTATCTTCAACCGTAAGGCTGCAAAGAATCAGATCAAGCGTCTTGGAGATCGTCGTGATGCAAACCACGAATTCGGAACCAATCCTTGCTCAGAGATCATTCTACGCGACCGCGAGTTCTGCAACCTATCTGAAGTGGTGATTCGTGCAAACGATACGCCAGATACACTTGCTCGTAAGGTTCGTCTTGCAACTATCCTGGGTACATTCCAGTCTACTCTTACCAACTTCCGTTATCTTTCAAGCGATTGGAAGAAGAACTGCGAAGAAGAGCGTCTGCTTGGAGTATCCTTGACTGGTATCATGGATAATGAAATCACCAATGGTCGTGCTGGTGGTGTAGATCTTGCGGATGTTCTTGATCATCTGCGTCATGTCGCAATCGAAACCAATAAGGAATATGCACATAAGCTAAAGATCAATGAATCTGCTGCCATCACTTGTGTAAAGCCAAGCGGAACGGTCAGTCAGTTGGTTGATGCTGCTTCGGGTATTCATGCTCGTCATGCCGACTATTACATTCGCCGTGTTCGTGCAGATCGTAAGGACCCAATCTGCCAGTTCATGATCGATAAGGGATTCGTTGCCGAGCCATGCGTAATGAAGCCAAACCACACAATGGTCTTCTCATTCCCCATGAAGTCCCCAGATCATTGCGTAACCCGCAACGACATGACCGCAATCGAACAACTGGAGCTTTGGTTGACCTACCAGCAATACTGGTGCGAACACAAGCCAAGCATCACTGTAACTGTTCGTGATGAGGAATGGATGGAAGTAGGAGCGTGGGTCTATGCTCACTTCGATGAGATCAGTGGTATTTCATTCCTTCCACACTCAGATCATACCTACCGTCAGGCTCCATACGAAGACTGCACCAAGGAGCAGTATGAAGCACTACTGGCTAAACTTCCTGCTGATGTTGATTGGTCAGACCTATCCAACTACGAAAAGGAAGATAACACTACAGGAACCCAGACTTTTAGTTGCACCGCAGGAGCTTGCGAGATTGTGGATCTGACTAAATAATATGTGATAATCGCCGGAATTGATTACTCTTTAACCTCCCCTTGCATCTGCATTTTTAATGGCAGATTGCATAGGGAGTTTTCTTATAAGAACTGCTCCTTTTACTTCTTAACAGATACTAAAAAGAATGCCACAATGTTCAATCACAATATTCGTGGAGAGCTATTCCCCGATTATACAGTTGAGTGTGGAAGATATGATAGCATATCTGATTGGGCAGTAGAGCTTTTAATAGGGAGCGAACAAGTCGCACTTGAAGACTATGCATATGGAGCCAAGGGAAGAGTCTTTCATATAGCAGAGAATACTGGAATATTGAAGTATAAGCTTTGGCAACAATCAATTCCTCTTGATGTTATTCAGCCAACCAGAGTCAAGAAACTTGCCAGCGGAAAAGGAAATGCCAGTAAGCAGGAAATGTTTGAGGCATTCGTAAAAGAGACTGGGACTGATTTGAGAATTTACTTTGACCAGATAGGAAAAGAAGTCAAGAATCCTATTACGGATATCGTTGACTCCTTTTACATCTGCAAAGCTGTTTATGATAATCAAATAATTTCTTGATTAACTTCCCCAGCCCTGACCATCACTAACTAGATGACCGTATTTAGATCTTCTATTATCTTGTGGATATTGTTGTGCTAACACTACATTGCCACCAGCAATTGTTTTATCTAATTCTGCCATTTTAGCATCAAATTCTTTTTTTCGTTTTGCTAATTTAGCTTTTCTTTCTTCTGCTTCTTTTGCCTTTTCTTCTTCTTTTCTTTTCTCTCCAGCAGCTAATAGTGCTTTTTTATCTTCTATACCCTGCATTGTTTTTCTGTATTTTTCCTGGCTTAATCCCGTATTTATTGCTCTTGCATCTTTTTGCTGCTGTCGTTCATAAGCCGTTACTTCATCTTTTTCTGCTTGCTTCTTGGCTACTGCATCTTCTACTGCCGCTAATTTAGCTTGATAATCAGCGTCTTGTTGAGCAGTTCTTTCTCTTGATGCCTGTACTGGATCTTTTTCTGTTTTGCCCCCAGAACGAATGACTTCGAGTGTAACTTCATGTCTCAAATCACTATCTTTCATAGTCGAATATTTTCCAAGTCTAGCACGGGCTTCTTCTGGATTTTCTCCCTTTTCTATCGCATCTTGTATTGCTTCTTCTTCTGCGCCCAACAATTCAGCCATTCTATCATTTATTTCCAATCTTTCTTCTTCCCGCTCGGGCGTTTCCCACCCAAATTCTCTTTGCAATTTCTCTGGTGAAGATGCTCCTTGAGCATTAGGTCCTTTATTTTGTCCTCCAGTTAATCTTGATATAATCATATCAGCTGCTTCTTGATCTACTTCGTTAGCAGATTTTCCTGGAGCTAATCCACCAGAAATTCCTTGCGGATATCTTGCATTAAATTCAGCTTCTGCTTCAGATCTTAATTCATCTCCGCTTTTGATTTTTCCTTCATCATAAAAACTTGGTACAACCGAAGAAACATTTGTAGCAAAATCCCGACTAAAGGTATATTCGTCCTCTTTCTTTGCTATTTCTGCTCTTAGTAAATTAATATCGTTAGAATAGTCTTTTTCTGGATTATTTCTTTGTAAATCTATTGCTGTCTTCAATTTAGCTTTAAGTCCACTAAGTTCTTGTTCTCTACCAGTACCAATTCTCATCACAGATTGAAGACCTTGTCTCGCCGCTTCTCCCCCACCCCCAATAAGTCCTGTCAAAGCACCAGCTGCAATTCCAGCAGGAACTGTAACTGGTGCTAATGGGCCACCTAAAAGACCAACTCCACCGCCTATGGCCCCCCCAGCAATAGTAGAGGTAGCAACAGTCCCTAAAGCACCAAGTAGAGCATCTGTATATGTTAATTCATTTCCTTCTTTGTCTATCCCATATGCCCATAATGGATTTGTTTGTGATTGATAATAATCAATAAGACCACCAGCCACTGGTTCAGCAAACATAGAACCTTTTACTAATTTTCTACTAAGCTCTCCTCCGACAACACGCTTAAAAGCACCTGTTCTAATAGCTTCAGCTGCTTCTTTGCCCCATCTAGCTACTCTTTGTGTAAGATTAGGATCTGTGGGATTAGACAATACTGCATCTCCAATAATAGGCGGGGGTGCTTGAGTGTCAGAAGCAGCCCTTCTAACCCAATCGAACATATCATCTGTTGTTGCTGCTTTAGCTGCATCATCTGTTGCAGCAGTTGCTTTAGATGCTTTAGATGCATCATCTGTTGCTGCTTCAGCTGCATCATCTGCAAGATCATCTGCAAGATCATATGGTTCTACTGGAGATTTATTTGAAGCTGCATCGGAGACTTTGGAAAGATCTGGCGGTGGAGGTACGTCTTGAGCTAATTCAAGCCCATCTTCAAATGTTCTTAATAGTTTTGACACATCATATTCAAGGCCATCAGAAGCTCTGAATACGCCCAATTCTCTTACTGTTCCTGCTACACCACTAGATGTCTGCCCAGTTCTTCCGCGTTTAAGATATTCTAAATAAGCTTTATATTGATTTAGTTTTTGTGTTTTTAATTCTGGATCAAGCTCATCCCCCAAATTATTTACATCATAATCGCGCACTAAATCATCTATATTTTTCCCGGACCATTTAGTTGGGTCCATTTTTTTCATATCTTCAATATCATCTATTGTTGGTAGAGAATTCGCACCTCCAAGATTAGATGTCATTAAAGAACGAGCTTTTTCTTGAGCCGCAGATAATTCTTTTAAAGATGGAATTTGATCATTAAAATTTCTACCAATAGGAGATCTCGTATCTAAAAATCTTCTTAAAGTTGGATTTTCATATCCATAACCAAATCTATTTTCAGAAGTTAAACCATCAAAAACAAGATCAAATACTTTTTGTTTTGATGTCGATAACGATTTATATGGTCTATCTATTAAACTCTCTATTAGTTTTTCTACATTTTCTCGTCTAATTGGACCAAATTTTTTTTCTAACATTTCAAAAAATGAATCATCCAATTTTCCATGCTTTAAAGCTAAATCATATAATTCCGAAAACATAGCATCTATTTTTTTGGCTGCTTCTGCTCTTTCAGATTGTTCTTTTAATAATCTTGCAAATAAATTCATCATTCACCTTTTTTCTTAGTGAAGAATTCCTTATAGCCCCATGCAATGACCAAGAAAAGAACTGGTAGATACCAGATTACCCAGCCATAGTCATCTTTTACCGTCTTGTTGTGCTCTATCTGGCTCTTGATATCCAACATAATTACGCTATCGCCAGTGATGTCTGGAATGATTTCTGGAGTGGTGTCACATGCAGCAACTGCAAGTGCTAGAACTAAAATTAATGCCCAGATTTTTTTCATGATTTCCTCGCTGCGGCAGCAGTGCCGAAATAGAAGCCAACAATCGATACGAGAATCTGACGATTTTCTGATGTGTAGAGATAACCGTTGATTTCAACGAAATACTTCTTTGCAGTCTCTGGGAATAGACCGAACATTCCTTCTGGGGTTGTAGAGTCTACTTCAACGAAGGTTGGAACGCCAAAGAATGGAAGAATGAAGGGAGCAGCAATGG